GGAAAGCCCAATGCCCGAAATGGAGGCTGTGTCTATATTTGATTTATATCCAGATCCTTTCGCTACGTCCATGGAAGATATGCGAGACATATTCAGAAGACATATTATATCCCGACAGGAGTTTGTAGACCTTAAAGACTTCCCAGGTTTCAATAAAGATATGATTGAGGAATGCCTTGAACATTACCTAGAAGGAAACCATGACGAAGAACAACATGAGAAAGATAGAAGAGACATAGCTAATGTTAATGATAGATCTACAGAAACAAACAAGTTTGAGCTTACAGAGTTTTGGGGTTCATTAAATGGTTATGACCTTGAAGAAGTAGGCATAGAGTTTGAAGGCGATGCTGATCTATCCCAAGAGTATAGTGCTAATGTGTGGACTGTATCAGGGAAAGTAATTAAAGCACAACTCAACCCGCTTCCGGGCGGTGTCATACCTTACTTCATTTTCCCATATGAAAAGAACCCGCATGCGTTCTGGGGTACAGGAGTTCCTAGAATGATGCGTGATTCACAGACTACAATGAATGCGGCTACAAGAATATACTTAGACAACGTGGCTCTATCATCTGGTCCTATGGTTGAAGTTAATACTGATATTATGGCTTCAGGCGAAGATCCAACAGATCTATATCCTTGGAGAGTATTCTTGCGAGAGGGTGGGGATGGGAATCAGCCTATGGTTAGATTCTATCAACCACAGTCCAACTCGCCAGCACTGGTATCGGTAATTGAATTATTTAGAAGGTTCGCGGATGAAACCACCGCGTTACCATCATACACACACGGACAGACACAGAGTTCGTTAAATAGAACTGCCACAGGTATATCTATATTAATGAGTAATGCAAACATTGTTCTTAAGTCCGTTATTAAAAACATTGACGACTATTTAACCAAACCAATGATTCGATCATTGTATGACTGGAACATGACTTGGAATGATAACGAGTTAGTTAAGTCAGACATGAGAGTTGTTGCAAAAGGATCTACTGCATTAATACAAAAAGAAGTACAGTCACAAAGACTACTACAGTTCTTATCACTAATTAATAATCCAATGGACGCTAATATGATTAAGAGAGATAAGCTCTTAACAGACATAGCTAAGTCATTAGATATTGATCCAGAAGAAGTAATTAAAAATGAAAAGGAGTTAATGGATGAGCAAGCACTACAACAAGCTATCCTTGCCAGCCAGCAAGGCGGTCAGGCAGATCAAGTCCCAAATGCCGAAGGAGTGGTCGGACCTGATGGAAGAAATGGAACGCCTCCGCCAAATGGAGAGGGACCAGTTGGAAATAACGGAGGACTACCGCTTTAGCCAAGGGCGTTGCGACATCCTAAAATTTATAGTATCTTTGGATACAATTGCCACGAAGGTAATAGAAGCGTTAGGATCCCGAAGGGACACACCTAACATATATAGTTAATTTTATCGACACACCCACGAGGACCGAGAAAATGGAAAGAGAAAAAACTAGAGGCGAGTTAATCGCTGAAAGGCTTGAAAACGAAGCTGATGAGATGATGAAGCAAGTTGCTGAATCTAAGACGGAATCTGAAGTTGAATCTAAAGGGTTAGCTACTCAAGAAGATGAAACCACAGACACCCCAGAAGAGATTGAAGAGGAACTAGTAGAAACTTCACCCGATGAATCTCAGGAGACTGAAGACGCATCTGATCAGGAAGAACACGAGGTTCAGGAAGAAGATGTTAAATCTGATAAGGGTTTACTATCTGCTGACCAATGGGAAGAAAGGTACAAGAATGCTCAGGCACGAATGACCAAGGCTACCCAGAGAGAGAAAGAGCTTGAAGCCAAGATATCTGAAATGTCTAATAAGATAACAGCTATCGAAAGCATGAAGTCCGATACACGAATTGAAAGACAGAAAGAGGAAGTGAATGTTGACCTCGCTGAAATAGTCAAAGACTATCCAGAGATTGTTAAACCGCTTCAGCAATACGTTGATGCTCGCATCGCGTCTGTTGATCAAAGAGTGAACCAGGCTACAGAAGAGGTCTTGAAAACTCAACGAGAGGAAGCGGATAAGAAGCATTACGGAGCTATTGCAGACGTGCATCCTGATTGGAAATCTACATCAGAGAGTGAGGACTTTGCTCTTTGGCTAGGAAGACAATCAAGAATGTGGCAGAGTGCGGCTAGTGAAGGTGATTCTGAGGATGTTATATCCCTCTTATCAAAATATAAAAAAGATTTAGGTCTGAATCCGAAAAGTGTTTCCAAAGCGGAATTAGTGGAGAAGGCGAAGCAGAATGTTGAACCAACTTTATCTAAAGCTAGGAAACAAAATACAGGTAGTAACAAAAGAATTTGGACTGCAAGTGAAATTGGCAAACTAAACGACAAACAGTTTAGAAAGCATGAGAAAGAAATTGATCAAGCCTATGCCGATGGTAGAGTGAAGCCCTAGTTAGTTTGTTGCTATTAAATTAATTTTTTTAAAAAGAGGTAATTATAATGGCATATTCAACATCTGGCGGAAGTTTTAGTTTCGCAAGTGGAGAAAATCATTTCATACCTGAAGTCTTCTCAAAGAAGTTACAAGCTAAGTTTTATGCTCAGACCATGTTGTCTGAAGTTACAACTAACGAGTACGAAGGAGAGATCTCAGGGTTAGGTAATAAAGTAAACATCAGAACAGTTCCTGCTGTATCAGTAGCTGACTATTCTGGCTCTATTTCATATAGTGATGTAACATCATCTACTATTGAATTAGATATCAACAAAGCTAAAAGCTATGCTTTTAAAGTTGACGATATCTTAAGAGAACAAGCAGATATCGACTTCATGAACGAAGCAGCTAATGACGCAGCTCAGAACATGAAAATCGCTATCGAGCAAGATGTATTCGCAAACGTAGCCGCTGGTTCGTCTTTAACAGACATCAACGGAACACCTGCTAACATTACATCTTCAACTGTTCTAGGGCATATTCTTGATGCTGGTCAACAGCTTGATGAAAACAACATTCCAGAAGATGGAAGATTCATGATCATCAACCCTGCTGTTGCAACAGTGTTAAAGCAATCAGAACTAAGACAAGCATACTTAACTGGTGATAATGTATCTCCATTAAGAAATGGCTTTATTGGTACAGTTGATAGATTCAATATGTATGTATCTAACAACTTAAGCACAACATCTGGAGTAACATCTGGTCTGTATGGGCATCCTAAAGCTGTTGCTTACGCTTCTCAAATGACTAACACTGAAACTGTAAGACTTGAGTCTTCATTCGGTGATGGCGTTAGAGGTTTGTCTGTATATGGATACAAAGTTATCCTACCTACAGCTATCGGCGAATTTAAGCTACAAACTGCTTAATACTGGCTATTGCTTAAAGGGAGTTTCGGCTCCCTTTTTTTTTAGAAAAAAATAGATAGAACACTTATATTTATGGTATCTTTATTATGGTTAATCAAAGAAGGAACTACACATGACAAAAGACGAACTATTAAAATTAGCTAAAGAAGAACACAATGTTACTTTAAATCCGAAAGAGAAACTTGCGGACTTAGAAGATAAAGTAGCAACATTAGAAGCAAATAAAGATGTTAAGGAAGTTAAGGCTCCAAAGAAAAAAGAGCCTGTGAGTAAAGATCCTATAGCGTCAAGAAGTGAGCACGGCAAAGTTGTTCTATGGAACCCAAGACACAGAGCAGAGTTCTGGCAGTTTGTTCATGACAAGAAGCATCTAACCGAAGAAGAAATAAAAACACTAGGACTATAAATGGCAACCGTTAAAGTAATAGATTTAATTGATAGAGCTGAGGAGATCTTACAGGATACTACCAACGTAAGATGGTCCCAACAAACTCTATTAAACTATTTAAACGATGCTCAAAGAGAGGTCGTTTTATTTAGACCAGACGCAAACCCAATTAATGAAACATTTACTCTAGCAGCAAACAGTGCAAAACAAACACTACCAAGTTCAGCACTAAGATTAATATCAATTTATAAGAATACAAATCCAACAACAAAACCAATTACTAATATTGAAAGAAGGGTGTTGGATGACCAAATAGAAGACTGGCATGGAACCACAGGAACTAATGTTGAGCACTATGCTTACGACCCATTAGACCCAAAAGTTTTTTATGTATATCCTGGATCAGCAGCATCAGACGCAACAATAGATATTGTTTACAGCTCATCTCCAACAGATATAACCATAGCTAACTTCACATCAACAACTACTACAATATCTTTAGACGATGTTTACGCCAACTCTATACTTGACTATATGTTATATAGGGCATATCAAAAAGATACTGAGTATGCTGGGGATATGAATAAGTCAGGTGTATATATGCAATTATTCCAGCAGTCTTTAGGAATTAAAAACCAAGTTGACGCAGGATCTACTCCTAAGCCGTCAACACCAGCACAATAGTGATTTATGGCAGTAGCAAAAAAGATAGAGTCTTTAGCACCTAGGGTAAAGAGAGAAGCCCCAAGCTGCCCTTCATTTATTGTTGTAGACGAACTAAGAAACGCAATAATAGATTTCTGTGTTAATACAGATATATATCTATCTGAGCTTACGCTCTTTCAAACAGTTAATGGTATTAATGAATACGAGTCTGGAGATCTTGATATCCCCAACGGAGCAGAGTTAAATCATATTATAGATATCTTCTCGGAGTTCGGCGAATCAACCACGCAGGTATCAGAGAAAAGTTTAACAAGACTTACACCAAAACCCTTGATTGGATCACCATCTCTTTTTGATGCTTACGGAAAGGGAAGACCTAAATACTATAGTCAGAAGGATCAAGAGACTATTTTGTTTGCACCAACACCAGATAAGAACTATCAACTCTATGCACTCTATAGTCTTAAGCCTACAGCAACTGCGACCACGGTTCCAAGTATCATAATAAACGAATACCAAGAAGCAATTGTTCATGGTGCACTTTATAGATTGCAGATGATGAAGGACAGTCCTTGGTCTGATATTCAGGCGGCAGACCTCAATAAAAAAATGTATGATAAGGCAGAAGCAGTCGCGGTAAGAAAATCTAAATACGGCGGTGTTGGAGCACCACTGACTGTTAAGTATCAGGAGTTTGTATAATGGCTTATTCAGAAACAATTAAATTAGTTAAGGGAGATACTCTTCCAGAACTGACTATTACCCTAAGAGATAGCAATACGGCTGCATCGGGCAAGACCCTAGATCAAGAAGATCCATCAACCTTTGCACCTATAGATATTACAGGCGGAACTGTAAGAGTAAGAATTAGAAAGATAGGATCTACTACAATACTAAAAACAATAGTAGCAACGATAACAGCCGCATCGGACGGCAAGGTTAGTATGTTATTTCCAGCAGACACATTCGCTGACGCTGGATTTTTTGAGGCAGAGGTTGAGTACACGACATCTGGCGGAAACATACAAACTGTTAATGACTTAATAAAATTAAGTGTGAGAGATGATTTTGACTAATGGCTATAAAGTTACTAGTAGAATACTCTTCTCTACATCTTACAGCCACAAGACAGAAACTAGCCTCTCTATCATTATCTAGCGAGCCATCTGCCCTTTTACAATTTGTAGATTTAACCAGCTCACAAAGCTATGTAAGTCTTGACGCGGATCTTTTCTTAGACGCAGAAACTAAAAACCTTTACTTCTCTTCTCAGTATGACTCACCACAGGTGCAGGTTATATCTATGTCAGAGGACTCAGCATTTGATTTCGGCAAGGTTCTAGGAGACAGCCTTGCGTTTGATGACAGTCAGTTAGTTAAGAGTATTAATAAGTCCGTTGACGAAAGTATAAGTCTTACAGAGGACGTGGTTATAGTTAAGATATACTTCAGGGACTTTGCCGACAACTTCTCATTTGCCGATACGCAGTCGTTACTGTCTGGTCTAGGCAAGCAGGATGTAACAACAATAACAGAGAGTCTTGTTTTAAATTCTTCACTATCGAAGTCGGATACCTTAACGATGTCGGAGGAATCTGTCATAGCCACAGATATAAACAAGGATGACACAGTTGCTATCTCAGAATCGTTTGATAGGGTTGTTTCTTATATAAGAGCATTCACAGACGCAGTAACGCTGGACGATCTTGCTAGTGCACAGGACCCTTTACAAACGGATAATGTTTTAAACAAAGATAACTTTACTACAGTAACCGATGAGCTGGCTTATTCAATAGCCTTTCCAAAATCAGACTCCATATCTTTTACGGATGATCCTGAGATATCTTTTACAACAAGCAGGACAGATTCCCTTACTTTATCAGAAAGTCTTGCCCTTAACTTACAATCAATAGCTTCCGATAGCACTTCACTATCTGATGCAGAAGTGATATCTTTTGCAAAGAGTTTATCTGATTCATTAAGCATCACCGAATCTATTAATATTTCATTAATAACAGGTGCTCAAGGCTTAGTATTGAATGATGCTAGACTCAACACTAATGTATTAAATTAGGAGATTTAAATGTTAAATGATGGATTAAAACTTACAGGTAAGTTAAGCATTGCAATCAATAATGAGGTTGTGCAAGAAATACCAAACCTAGTGGTTACTGCTGGAAAAGGATACGTTGCTTCAAGAATGAAGGACGCTACTGCTACAGCTATGTCACACATGGCAATAGGTACTGGAACTACTGCGGCGGCTGCATCCGACACACAACTAGGAACTGAATCAGGAAGAGTGACCTTAACGTCAACAACTGTTTCAGCTAATGAAGTTGAGTATGTTGCATCTTTTGGGGCAGGCACAGGAACAGGAGCTATAACAGAGGCAGGTATATTAAATGCTTCTTCTTCTGGAACTCTTCTTTGTAGAACAGTATTTTCTGTTGTAAACAAAGGTGCTGCTGACGCAATGACTATTACTTGGACTGTTACAGTAAGTTAATTTTAAGGAGTTATAAATATGGCTGTTAAGTTTACTAACAACGCCAGAACAACTCTTGCTGCTGACATATCAAATAGTGCAACCACAGCAACAGTTACTAGTGGTTCTGTATTCCCAGTATTAAATGCTGGGGAATATTTCTATTGCACATTTGATAATGGAACAAATAACGAAATTGTTAAGGTTACTGCAAGGAGTGGCAACACCCTTACCATAGTTCGTGGTGTAGATAACACGACAGCTAGAGCCTTCTCAACAGACGATGCTGCGGAGCTAAGAGCTACCGCTGGTCTTCTAACAGACATACAAGAAAACATTGCGGCTAAGTCTGCAAACCAAACAGTATATAACGCAACCACTGCATCAAGTGCAACAGACTATGACATAGGTATAGATCCTGGTCTTGAAAGCAACGCAATGGTATTTCTCAATGGTGTAATGCAACACCATGACACTTTTTCATTTAGTGGATCCACATTAACATTTGATACTGCTCCATCAAACGGACTGGCTTTAGAGGTTATTGTTGATAATTTAATTAACCTTCAGTCGTCTAACTTAACGGTAGACACATTTACCGCAGCGGACGTTGGCGGCAATCCACAGGTTGACTTTGTTCTATCAGATGCCCCTGCGGGAGAAACAAATCTGATTGTATTTGTGGATGGAGTATTCCAGGCTAACGACACTTACACGATTTCAAGCACAACACTAAGCATGACTGATGGGGTTACTGCTGACATGACTGTAACAGTTTATGTAATGAACCCAGTTAACATAGGTGCTCCTAGCGATAATACAGTCACTAGCTCCAAGCTATCTGGCAACATAACCATGCC